CATACAAATTTAAAAAGGACATCAAGGTAGACATTACCTGGTTGTATGAATTTGATGATGTACCGCCTCCGATCCAAGCCTACATCGTAGCCCGTGCTGCACGTATGTCTGCAATCAAAACAGTTGGTGAGGCACAACTTAGCCAACTACTGCAAGAACAAGAGATCATGACCCGTGCCACTGCAGTTGAGTACGACTGTAACCAAGGTGAATATACTATCTTTGGTTGGCGTGATGGTGAGAATTACTACAACAACTATCAACCATATAACGCACTTGCACGATGAGTACTATTTCCCAAAGGATTCCTAACTTGCTTCTGGGTGTATCCCAGCAACCTGACAAACTTAAGTTTCCGGGTCAAGTTAGAGAAGCTTCTAACGTCTTCCCTGATTATGCGCTCGGACTGCTCAAGCGACCAGGTGGTAAATTTGAAGCAGAACTTTACAATGCCGAAGCACGTGGACGTTGGTTTCCAATCCTTCGGGATGAAAATGAAAAATATGTCTGTCAGTATGACACCACTGACGGACAGTTTCGTATCTGGAGTTTGATCGATGGAAAACCTCGTGCTGTGGACATGGGTACCACTGCTGCTACTGGACAGCCTAGTGGTTGCAACATCACTAATCTTAAGTCTGATCTAGATACATATAACACAGCTCAATCAACTACAGATACAGAGCTGTCTGATTTACACACAGCACAGTCTACTTTTCAAAAAGCTAACGACGGTCAAACTGCTACTAAGGTAAACCTGTTTGACGTAGATGTTACGTACAAAAACGGTTATTACGAAGAGACTCTAAAGTCTGGTGTACTTGAACGTATCGACAACGGTCAACGTATTGTCAAAGACGATAGTCTTACAGGCAATGCAAAAAATGTAGGGGTTGTTGCTAAAGGCGCTGCAATGCCTACAGGCTATGCCTTAGGTAACGATCGTACAGATGACTATCCTTGGTTTAAACGTGATGGTTATTATGTGTATGAGGTAGAAAAAGACGTAGCTGCTACACATACCTCTGGTCAGCTGACTACAGCTACGACCAATATGGGTACAGCTCAGACTGCCTACAATAACGCAGTGTCTACTGAGTCTACTGAAAAAGGTGATTACGATAGTGAGGTTACAGATTGTAATATCGGTTCTTCTAACATTCCTTCCGGTGCATACCTAAAGGATGCTGATCCTGAGGACATTGAAATCCTTACGATTAACGACTTTACGTTTGTCTTGAATAAAAACAAGACTACAGCTATGAAATCTACTACATCTGCTGCTCAACCAAACGAAGCGTTTGTAGTTATTCGTACTGTTGCATATAACGCAGACTATAAAGTTACTGTTAATAGCACTGTAAATACACACAGCACTCCTGACACAGTATCAGGAGCTACAACCGATGCAGGTACTATTGCTGCTGCTCTGGCTACAGCTATCAACAGTATGAGCGGTATAACTGCAACACAAGTTGGACCTGGTATTTATATCAGTGGCACCAGTGCATTTACAATCTCTACCTCTGGATCGTCTTCTGAAGAAGGTCTGTTTGCTTTTCAAGATAAGATTAACTTAGCATCACGTCTTCCTAATCAGTGTGAAGATGGTTACGTTGTTAGAGTTACTAACAGTGACGACGTAAATGCTGACGATGTGTATGTAGAATTTAAAACTAGCAATGGTGCTGCACGAGGTCCTGGTGTATGGGAAGAGACTATTGGTCCTGGTCTTAAATTTGAGATTGATGAGACAACCATGCCTCACCAGCTCGTGCGTCAAGCTAATGGTATCTTCAAATACGAGCCTGTAGACTGGAGTGACCGGTTGGTAGGTGATAACGACACTAACCCTATTCCTAGCTTTATTGGTAAGAAAATCAACAATATGTTCTTCTACCGTAACCGTCTCGGGTTGCTGTCTAACGAAGCTGTGATCATGAGCCGTGCTGGTGATTACTTTAACTTCTTTGCTAACAGCTCTCAGGTGGTTGCTGCTGACGATCCTATTGACCTTCAAGCTACTTCTGTACGTCCTGTTTCGTTGAACTATACACTGTCTACCAGCGTTGGTTTGATCGTGTTTGGTCCTAATGAACAGTTTTTACTTTCTACAGACGCTGACGTTCTGAGCCCTACTACAACTAAAATCAACACTATTAGTACGTTTGAATGTGATCCTTCTGTAGACGCTGTGGCTGTCGGTACAGCTCAAGCATTTATTAGTAAATCTAATCTATACAGCAAGCTGTTTGTTATGCTTAACATTCAGAAAGAAGCTGCTGCATCGATTGATGAGGCTACACAAAACGTACCTGAATACGTACCTAGTGATATTGACACGATGGTATCCTCACCAGCCATGTCGATTATCTCACTTGGTAAGGCTGGTAGTGATACTGTTTATCAACACAGGTTCTTCATTCAAGGTGATACCCGAGTCCAGACCTGGTACAAATGGAAACTTACTGGAGACCTGCGGTTGCAGTTCTTTGATAAGACTACGTACTATGCTGTGACCAGCTCTGGTAGTAACGTATATCTGACATCGTATGACCTAACACAAGCTAGTGAATCAGGTTATCTAACGTTGCCTACGGGTGAAAAGACGGATGTATGTTTGGATATGTTTAACATCAATCCATATAGATCTTACTCGTCTTCAACAAAGAAAACTACAGTAACACTGCCTTTCGATCACATCACTGGTAAGAAGCTAGCAGTCCTAGCCATCGGTACTTACATTGGTGACGCTATTTCTGCAACCAGTGAAGCCGAAGGTTCTGTGTTTTATTTTGAAGATTCTGATATATCTAGCAACCAAGTAACACTAAACGGTGATTACCGTGGACGTGATTTGGTTATCGGATATGTGTATGATATGGAAGTCGAACTGCCTACCCTGTACGCTACAGAAACACAAGGTCAACGTTCTATTGCTGATAGCACGGCTGATCTGATCCTGCATCGTATCAAGGTATCTACTGGGCTTAGCGGTCCTGTTACCTACAAGGTTGACATTACTGGTAGGGATAGCTGGAGCAACGTGGTCAACGTTACACTGCCTAACACCTATGTGCTGAACAACGTTAACTTGGCTGCATCTGCTACACATGACGTACCTATCTACCAACGTAACGAAAACCTAACTATCAAAATTATTGGAGACACTCCTTTCCCAATCAGCTTGCTGAACATTGTGTGGGAAGGTAACTACAACCGTCGATTCTACCGCCGATCATGACTTACAGACCACACCGCCGTACGTTGACATCTACCATTAGAGTAGGCAAACACCTATGTAAAGTGTTTATCAAACCATGGGACAAGATGCCTAGTGGTGCAGTGGTGTGGAAGGTAGGTTTTGGTGTAGGTAAATCCAGACGACAGATAAACGACTGGTATCACGTAAAACAAAATCGACGCCGAAGATCTTTACACAAACACATGACCGGTACTGAGGGCTTCAAGACAATCCCACGTGGGTTCAATGAGGTCCTTAGATTACGTTGGTTGATACCAGCAGGAGATACGATCTTTATAGATTGTACAAGTGCTGACCCTGAAAAACAATGGAAAACGTTTTCACGTTGGCGACGATGGCATCCTGACTGGTTTGTCAACGAACATCTAAAGGAATTTTATTGGACTAGACCCTAATGGCAATCGGAACAATTAGTGCCGGTATTGGTATCATTAGTGGTGTCGCATCTATGTTCGGAGGACGTAAAGATAACTCTGCACAGATCGGCGCACAAGCATACCAAAACACACTGTCTCGTCGGAAGACAGAGATAATGAATGACTACCGTGCACGTGCATACGAACGTACGGTACAACAAGTCTACAAACAATTTGACGAAAACTATGCTGCTGCTAATGCCTCGTTCCAAACGGAACAAGCTAAGTTTGCAGAACAGATGATGTCGTTTGCTTTCCAAAAGGAAGGCTTGCTGCGTCAACTAGATGAAGCTGAAGGCTATGCTGCTGCAACTGAATCCTACGGGAGAAGCGCAGACAGAGCCCGAGCTATCAAAACTCTTGGCGACTACGGTCGTAACAATGCTAAGTTTGTCGAAAGCATCGCAAGTGCTCAACGTCAATACGGTCGCAACATCGGCGGTATTTCTGGCGCACTAGAGCAGGCTAACCTTGCCACGTCTCAACCTATTATCGGTGGTGCACCTATTGCTGAGATGGAGGCACGTGGATACAATGCACCTATTCAAAGTGGTGGTGGTTTCTTTAACACTGCTATGAAGATCATGGGTGGTGTTCAGACCGGCTTGAGTGCGTACAAGAACTTCAACTCTGTATTTGACCCTAACTCTCCATACAAAGGCTAATCCTACGGGATAACTATGAAACTACCAGAACTTTCTGAGGTTCAGTTTCAGGCATCTGCTCAATCGCAAGCGTTTGATCCACTCAAGCTTCCTGATCCTAACCCGCAACTTCAACAGAACCTATCTATTATCCAACAAAGCTTTGCCAACCTAGCGCAAAGCGGTAAGGCTAACGCTCAGGCAGACTACGGTATGCAAGACCGTTCGTTCTTAGAACAATTTGCTGAACTGGTTCCTCAAGCTGTTAACACTGCTATTGAGCTGCAGAAAACAGACGTTGCGATCCAGATGGCGCGTGCCGATGACCGGTACTACCAGATGCTAGAGCAGGGTCTTATCCCTCAAAACGGTGAGCTGCTTTCTATTGAACAGCAAGTAAAAGCCCAAGATAATATCACTAAAGCAGGAGCAGCAGAAGCTGCACAGCAAACAGATAACTACGATGTAGTACGTGGTATCCTTAACTTCTCTAATCACGGAGAGATTGCACTGCGTAGACGTACTGCTCAGCATATGTTTACGAATGTGTATCCTGACTGGATGAAGACACAGCTTGAAACAAACGACACTGCTGTGATGGTAGAGAACGAGGACGGTCAGCTGGTAGAAGTAGCTATCAACCAAAAGAACCTACCTGACTATCAACACAAGCAAATTATGTCTCATCTGCGTACTGCATTTATGGGACACGAGTTGTTGGCTGATACCAATAACGACTTGATTCAAAAAGAAATGGCTACCGGTTTTAAGACTGATGCTACTATTTCTACAGCATATTCACGTAACACCAGGGCTAACGACGGTACTGCCAGGTTTACCTCTGGTTACACGAATATGTTTGATGAGTTCAATAAGGGTAACATGGCATCACTTGGTCAGTTCCAAGTTGACGCTGCCAGCATGTACGATAAAAAGGGTGTAAACCTTATTAACACTCCTGCTGAGTTTTACAAAAGACTGATCAGCGACATCGGTACTGCTGCAGAAAACGGCGCTGAGTTTCCGATTGGTGAGTTTATTGAGAACGCTCAGTTTGCAGACGGCAAAACCTTTATGGAACGTGCTCCTCTGCAAGCCCGTCTATTGATGCGTACGTATCGTGACAAGCGTCGTACATATCTAGCTAACAAACTTAAAGCAGATACACAAGATCTTAAGTTTGGCATTACTGAAGCCTATAAAACGTTAAGTGAAGAGAACGCTCCTGTTTCTGAGTTCGTTGCTCTCAAAACAACTACTAGACAGCGAGCTGCAGAGCTGGGCATTGATGCCAGTGACATGTTGAAGGTCGTTGACCAACAGATCCGTATAGGATCTTATGGTGCTGATGAGCTGACCAAACTCCGTGAAGATGCGGAGATTGCTTTGGCTACTGGTAACGCCAGTCAAACCGCAGACTACTACCTTCACCCTGTTGTAGGTCCTGAGTTCCGTGAAAAGGTTGATAAACAAGTACAACGTGTAGAAACTCCTGAGTATAAAATTAACTCAAAAGAGATCTCTACCACTATTGGTGGAGCTACAAAAGGTACAATGGTCGATCCTTTGGGCAACCTAAAGGGTCAGGCTGTGCAAGTCAATGCACATTATCAACGTATCTTTAATGACAAGTATGCTGAGTTGACTGACAAGAATACTCAGTTAGATCCTAAAGATCGCTTGACTCCTAAAGCCATTGCCGACCAAGCACGAGATGCAGCCATGTCACAGTGGCAAACAGATAGCAAAGACGAAGCTGAGGTTACACAAAACAGCAACGTACGTACTATTACGTCTGGAGCTAGAACTCAAAAAGGCGTGCTTAGTCAGATTGCAGCACAACCACAACTTTCTATGGCACGTGAAACAGTGGCAGATGCTATTTCTAATTTCAGTGCTACTGGTCAAGTTGATCCTACTCTTGTTACCTTGCAAACAAAAATTAACGAAACTGTAGGCAGACGTGTGATTGAAAACCCTATGCAAATTGCTATTGCTGCAGCTCAAGGTTATGGTGATCTAAAACCAAACGAAACCGTACAAGCTCCTGCGTTCCTGCAACGTGCTGGCACTACTTCACAAAAACGTCAGTGGATGGCGGACCTGCTCGGTCTTAAAGGTAACAACTACACCCAGCCTGCTAAGTATGGTCCTGTAGCTCAGATGCCTACCCGTCCTGGTATGCCTAACGTAGCGCCTGTATTCCAAGGTGAAACACCTGAAGGATTGACTGGTTTGTCTGCTAACGACTATCGTGAGCTTGCATTTATTGTATCTAAAGAAGCTGGTCCTGGTGATGACAAATATGCCGTAGCTGCGTCAGTTATTAACAGGCTTGCTGTTGGAGGATACGGTGCTACTATTAAAGAAATTGGAGAAAAACCCGATCAGTATGAAGCTGTCTATACCGGTCTAGCCTACTACAGCGATGAACTGACACAAGATCTGGCTTCACCTAAAGGTCAGAAAAAGATTGCAGAGATGTTGATGTTGTTGGATGGTAGGACTGATTTTAAAGGTCAAAGCCAACTTGGCAACCGTGATCCCGACAACGATCCTATGGTAGATCCGTTGGGTAACTTCTTTCACTACGCCGGTCAAACCGGCATGGGTCCGTACACTGGAACCGTTAACCGTAACTACAGGAGGTTCCTGAAATGAATTATGATCCACTAGCTGAAATTACAATGCCAGACCTCAGCGGAGCTTTGGCAAAACCTGAGGAAACTGAACCTGAAGCTGCACCTATTGATCCTGAAGAAATCGAAGAGGAAGGTGCAGAGCTGGACGTTGAGTCTATCTCTGACCAGTTGTCGGAACTGTATCCAGAAGTTGAGGTAGAAGAGCCTGAAGTAGCAGAGCTAAAGCAAGGCATCGAACCTGCTGGTAAAACAGAACAAGAGCTTCTGGAAGAAGATATGTATATGAAAGACCCGCTTTCTAAAAGTGGGTTGAATGAATCTAAAGGATTATTCGATACTAGCTTAGATCTTCTTTCGGCACCAGGTGTAGGTCTTAACGATTACTTTAACGACGAGTTTAATAAGATTCCTGGTCTTAATCTAAGACGAGCACCTAAGTACGAGAACGAGGTTGCACAAAGCATCCGTGAACTAAGCTCTTTTATTCTTCCGTTCTTGATGTTGCGTGGTGCAGGTAAACAAGCTGTAGGCACTCTTGCCGCATCAAAACCTGCTACAGCTATTTCTACTCGTTTTCCTAAGACCTCACGTGCTGGCAGTTGGATGGCAGAGCTAGGCATTGATACAAGTGTTGGTGCCTACGTTGACTCTACTAACAAGCTTAACTCTGTTGACGACAACCTTGCTGGCTGGCTTAAGAAATCTTGGCCGATGACTTATCGCTGGATTCCTAGTGATTGGGCTACCCTTGACGGTGAGTCACCTGACGTGTGGGCTGCAAAGAACCGCAACGAAGGCATTATGCTGGGATTTACTGCTAGCTGGCTAGAGGCAAGTGTCAAGCTTGTCCGTGCTATCCGAGGCACACGTAGCGTAACTGACTACGTATTTAAGGATGAGTCTGCAGCCAAAGCGTTTGCACGGGCTGAAGAGGACGTTGATCCTACGGCGTTCATGGATAACATGGAAGCTGCTGTTGCTAAAACAGAAGAATCTTTGAATGAAATCGGTGAGCTTGCACTGTCTAAGA